CTATCCGCCTTTTCTGTTTAGTGCAAAGAAATAGGTTGCATCTGCACGAGCCAATCTCTTGGTTTCTCTGTCCGTAGTAACTTTCGCCAACGCATCCAAGGCTCTAGCAGTGGACAGCACATCGCCATCATGTGCATTTAACGCTACTCTTCTTCTGGTTTCGGCATCATCCTCTTTACTCCAACCCATGTGAACCTGTGGGTTATACCACTGCTTTCCTTTTGGTGTTCTGCCCTTTTTCCCTCTGTCTTTCACCATAAAGTTGGCTGGCTTCACCCTCGTGCCACGCTTTGTTTTGTAGCCCTTCCTATGCACTCTAAGTTTCCCTGTCATTTCAGACAACCTCTTTTTTAGATTTCCTATGTCAATCTAGGCTTGAAGTTCTCGACCTGTTTACACCACATTCTTAAATCTCCAAGCCTAGCCCTTTCGGGCTTTTATTTCTCCCTCCAGTACTTTGAATAATTTACGTGTCTTATAAACCACAACACCTGATATTGTAAACAACGCTACTCCACCTACAGCACCACCTATCAATACGACCCAATCTATATAAGGTATCGACCATCTTATAGTCGAAAGCGTTATCTCATTCATTATCACAGCCACACCCAAACCACCAACTGCAATATACCAAACAATCCACAGCCATTTTATCAGGCTTTCTTTGCTTACCCTGTTTCTAGCTATCGCCCTTATATCATCCCTCGTCAATTCAAACATCTCGGCTTCTCCTTACCACAAACCGACTTTCTTAATCTTCTTTTTTCCGCTTTTATATCTCGGATATAATCCACCACCACCCTTTACAGTAAACAGCGATTTCATCCGCTTTCCTTTTTTACCAGACATCGAGAACATACCCATCACACTCTTCACTATTTTCTTCGCCTTAAATTTCTTTTTCGGCATTACATTCTCCTAAGATAACTCAAATCCATCCCCGTATTTCTAAGGTGGCTCAAATCACCACCCTGTCTGAAATGCCCTAATCCAGTAGAACCTTTCGCCAGCGACCTCAGTGTAGAAAGGTCTACCATATTCTTTATTCCTAATATTTTCATCCAGTCACGACCATACTTCCTTTTTAATTCGGCTATGAGTGCTTTGCGCTCTTCAACCTCAAGTTGCCCTTGGGCAACCTCTTTTTCCTGCTCAAGCATAGAAATTTTTTTTTTCCTGCACTTCAGGTGACTTGTTAAACCTATCCAAAATACTCACTATACGCCTCCATCATCTTTAGTCATATCCTCAACCAACCTGCCTAATCTTCTCATCGCCATCCTCACAGACACCTTGCTTTCACCAAACCAATTCGCCATCTCATCATCCGTCGCTGTTCCTTTTTTCTGCTTGTAAAGATAATCCAGATACTTGTTTCGATTGGACATAGAAACTTTATTCGCTACACTACGCCCAGACTTTGTCAATCTGTAAATATGTATCGACATTTTTATAAATCTTCCTCTTTAACCCTCAACTGTCTCTGTGTCAAGGGTATTCTCTCTTTCGTGTTATAGAGAGGCCACGCAGCAGGGCCGAATATCCTCAAGGTCTTAGGTGACTGCCCCCGTTGCATATCCCTAAACCTTACTGTAGCCCACCCCGTTTCCCCAAAACCCAAACATCTTTGACATTCTACCTTTTCACCCTCCCCTTGTTTCAATATGCCATCAAACAGATGATGCCATTCATTTTCGGATACTAACTCTTTAAAAAATAAATCAGCCTCACTAACCGTCATCTTCTCTGGAAACTGCTTTCTTAATATATCTGTCGATGGTAGCAGATTTTTCACATTATATGTTATGATTCCATGATAGGTTGACTTGCTACCCACCAAGACTGGCACTACCAATCCGTTGCTCCTATACACGGCTAATTTTCGTTCTTTGAGCTTTCGTGCACCGCTATACACATAACCATCACCATTGCATTCTGTACACGGAGTCTCATTTCTCATATTGCACGTACCACGATAATCTATATTACGCCTCAACCTTTTATCTACTGTGTCAATATGGTGGAAGCAGACATATAAATCCGCATTTCTTTTTCTCGTCTGCATCGTGAAATCGGTGAACAACTGGTTTAATTTCGATGCACTAGCCCTAGCATCCATTATCTGATAAGCCTCATCAAACAGAATATCACAATCTTCCGCCTCGCTATCCTCTGTTTCTTTTAGGTACTCGATAAGTTTTTCAGCATCCATATAGATATGATTAAATTTCAAGTGTATGTTCGCAATAACTTTTATATGCCGTTGCACCATATCTGTATAGATAAGTGCTACAGCACTCATTGTCTTTCCTGTCCCCATCGGGCCTTCAAAACTTATAATCATGTTAGTCTAAAGTTTACTTATTCCTCTTCACTTGGTTTCATTGTATTCTGCGCCCAAGTGATAAGCTCCAATATACCTTTCCTGTCCTTACTCTTGACCCGCAACATATATTCCTCATCAAAGGTTTTAAGAATCGGAGAGTGAAACCTTCTCTGCACAGCACCCAATACAGCCATAGGAAACACCAGGTCTGGCTGAACCTCATGCATCATCTTCAACATACGATAGTCCTTTGGAAGCAACCTCTCATAGAACTGTGCTTCCTCTGGTGTCACCTGTTGAAACATTCTATCTAACGGATTTCCATCTGCCATTTATAACCTCCTATAACACTTCTTTGGTTGTGCGTCGGGACTCAGTAAAAGCCCCGACGCACGCTTCCCTCGTTTTTAGACAAGCCCTGGGACTTTACCGTAACTCGCTCTCAGTCCCTTGTTTGAAAGTCCGCCCTTCGGCACTTTTAAGTCCTTGAGCGTCGGCATTTTGCCTCCCAATTTCGGGACTTTCATAACACCTTTCGGTGTCAGCCCCGACGGGGCTTTCATCAAGACCTTCGATATTTTGTAGCCTTTCACTTTTTGTCTACCTCCTGTTTAAATCAAATAGGCTCAAGTAATCCTAATTTGACAAGTTTATTAATCCCAGTCGCTACCTGCGACAAAGACGCAAATTCATTTGCCCCATACTTATTTCTAAACGGTCTGCATGCACTCAACAATCCCATCATATCATCACCTCTGGGATTTTGGGATGCTTTAGCTAATATCGCTTTGTCCATCGCCGTCAACTTGCTCATCAATTCCTTTTCCTTGCCACTTTTCCTATCTTTCCTGCTAAACTTTAATTTAGCTGTACGGTATCTCACTACCTATACCCCCTAGCCCTCGCCCTACGGTTTTTTTTAGCGTTCACCGATATACTATTCAACGTCTCTCTATATTCATTGTATCTCACATCACTTTCCTCATTAGCCGTCAATTTCCTTTTTTTGGGTGGCTTCCCCCAATCTGTCCATGAGGCAGTTTCAGCCCCAGGATAACCTGCCTGTCTACCTCTTACCAATTGCTCATGTCTTATATCTGTCTGCATCTGCATCAATGCCAAGGCAAATATCATAACCACACATATTAGGTCTATCATATACTTGGCGTTTTCAGGAAAAGGTTTGGCTATTCCAATAGTGGCAGGGCTAATCCACGCCAATATACCCAAACCCAACCATGCCAATATACCAGCCATCCTAAATAAAATAAACCTCGTCTTAAACGCCACCAACGTCAAGCAAATCGCCAATCCGCCTAATACCGCCAACGTCATCATAATTTATATCTCCTCATCATTTCGTAAATTGTCCTCTGCTTCCCATAGTATCTGCCTGATAAATAAAATCAGCACTGAACAAAGAAATATCACTCGGATATGTATCATCTAGTGCCGTACCAATTCTAGAGATTGAGCAGAGTATCACCGAATCTATTGACATACCTGCTCCATTTATCACTGGTATAACTTCCACCTGCTCGTGTTCATCCGCATCCAATGGGCTGGCATGTATTACAAATCCACTCAATGGTACTGCAAAATCATCACCCACATTTGCCCACGAATATGTGCAGTACCATCTTGAATCACCTGCATTAGCATCGGGATGTGCAATATGTATATGAAATTCTAAGTCTGTTCCCTCTTGGTAATCGTGTGGCATCTGAACTACAAAATATATGACGTTCACGGCAATAGCACTAAAGTATGGCACTTGGCAACTTTGGTACGGTATCCATGTAGGAGATAAAGCAGTAGGTGCTTTCGCCTGTGCCATAGGCACGGTAATTTCTCTATATACTGGTGCTGTCAACACCAAGGTATTGCCTACACCGCAGTTGACATTTAAATCGCTTGGGTCTGAAACCAGTGCATTTATGTAAGCATCCTCTGAATACAGATGATGCCATCTATAAAGCGTACTGCCTAAATCATAAGTCAACGTAGTTCCAGGATATATGTTCATTGTCCACATATCATCTGGAAATGGCGAACCCTCGGCACAGCCGATAATACCAACCAGCAATGTTGCCAACAAAATGGCGATTGATGTTATTTTCAAAATCTTCATGCTACTGCCCCAATTTCACGGCCTCTTTCAAGGCATTTATAGCCGACTGCATCCCGCCTATCTTGGAAAGCAAGTAGAAAAGGAATATTAATATAACTACCACACATATCAAGGTCATTATCGGCATAAGCCTTCCCATCCTGCTTTCCGCATGGACTTCCGAAGCACCCTTTATTATATTTTTCAACCACTGCGGCTCCATAGCAGCCCCGACTTCCTTTGATGATACGGTTCGTTTCCCTAATTCGTTCCATTCTAACGGCTCTCCATCTCCCCTTTTATACAAAGCTATCGGCACAACCTGTTGCAGAAAAATAGGCCATCCCGACGGGAATCTGACAAACCTAATTCTCTTCTCAAAAATTAAGTATGCGTTTCCATTCTTATGGTCATAAACAAAATCCTCATCATGTGGCAAAAGTGCCTGCGTCACCGACATATCTGGCTCTAGGAAAAGACACAACGTTTTGTTGGCACACCTCGCATAGTTCCAAAAGAACACCATTAGTAGTACGGCTACCACCATCAAAAGTAAACCTGTCCCGCTCATTACAACCTCCTGTTTTATTTCGGGTTTCGGTTATTTTCTTGACTTTCATATACATTACCACATTCTTACAGATTCGCAAAGAAACTCAAAACGTCTTCTGTAATATATTAATGAACATCATTACCAGCCCATAAACTATCATGGCTGCCAGTGGCCCGAACACAAACCACCTCAGTAACTGCCATTCCCCATGCAGAAAACTAAAATCCAGAGTAGCCATCTTCCACACCGTCGTGAACACATCTTTGCCAGCTGCCAAAAGATTGACATCCTGCCCACCTGATACGGGCATATGGACTTTCGATGCCTGCATCACCTGATTAAGTGTCACGTTATCTGACGATGTCAAGTAAGCGTTGTCCAAAATTGCCCCCATGAGTGCTCCTGCTACCCATATGAACACCACGAAGGCGATATATTTCATTGGCAT